CGCTCTTCCGATCTGATCCGATGATGGTCGCAGCACAAGCGGAGCAAACAAAAGCAAATGCTGATATGTTGGCGCAAGAAAACAAGAAGATTGAACTACAGATAAAGGTGGCAGGACTTCAAACTAACGCAGAAGGTAACGCAGCCAAACTTCAAAGTGAAATCCTAACCAATGCCAGGACGCTTGAGCAGAACCAAGAGAAGATTGATAATGACAAGTCGGATAAGGATTATAAAAACGCTTTATCCGCCATGGAATTAGAGCTTCAATATCAAAAGGATTTGAACACCGAGTTGCAGAATAACTTACAGATAGCGCAGTAATTAACAAAGAGGTTTGACACACCTCTTTTATTTTACTATATTAAGCTGACTAATCAGTTAAGGAGTTAATAAAGATGACTACAAAGTTAAGTAAGACTGTAACTAGAGATGGTGATTATCTAATCACTGTTGATGGAGACACTACCAGTCACAAGTATTCACCCGAAGAATTTGAGCCGTTAGATTTTACTAATAATAAGGAGTTAGAGGTGATGGATAAAGTTAGCTGTTACGTTTGCCATGTTGGCGCATACCCTATGCAGCAGTATTGTGGGTCTTGTGGCCATGAGTTGTTAAGTGAGCTTGTACCACCACAGCCAATAATCACACATGCACAAGGATATAGCATTAAGGGTGATGGAGATTCAAAAACCCTCACATACACCCAAGCTATGGCTGATAACGGTGAATTGCCTAGTGTGGGGATGGATTGCATGGCTTTTGTTGACGAAAATGAAAAAGAAGTAAAAGAATGGTTTAAGGGTGTTGTTTGTGGTGAGTATGAAGGCAGCCCAGTAATTAAGCTTGATGATTTAACTGATGGAACTGAAGGTTATTTTGATGTATTTAGTCGCGTTGATATTAAACCACTAACTCCACCTATAGAGCCAGAAGAAAAAGCGCTTAACGATATGATCGAGCAATTAAAGAATGAAGGTATTTGCTCCTATGATCCTATTATGCTTAGAATACTAATAGCTAAGTTCAAAGCTAATAAAATTCACGGTGTATCATTCCAACCATTAACAGTAGAGGTTACAAAATGAATATATTTATATCGGAGTGGGTATTGTGGCTTGTAGGGCTGCCATTATGCGCTGGGGTTTTATTGTTTGCCTATCTTGGCTGGCTGTTAGTGTTCAGCAGTAGAGGTTAAGTAGATGCTAAAATTTAACGCTAGCGACCTATCAAAGAAGCCATCTCAAGTATTTGTAGCAGCTAGAGAAGGTGGTGCAATTATTCAGCATAAGGATAGGCAAGGAAAAGTTGTTGAAGAGTTTATAATTAAGGCTAAGTGTGATTTATGATTATTGAAATACTTGAGTTATTATTAATGTTGGTCGGTTCGCATTTCATATGTGATTATGTACTGCAAACGGATGCTATTGCTACAGGCAAAAATAGATTGATTGATCCTGCAAAGTTTGGTGTTAACTGGTATTACTGGATGACTTCACACGCTGTCACTCATGGCTTTGGTGTCGGCATTATAACCAATAGCTTTTGGCTTGGGTTTATAGAGTTTGCACTCCACTGGCTTATAGATACTGGTAAGTGTGAAAAGTATTATGGATTACATATTGATCAAGCATTACATTTATCATGCAAGGTATGGATTGTTTATATTTATATATCGATGTAAATAGTTAGTATTTGTTAGTCTAAAAGCGCCTTAATTGGCGTTTTTATTGCCTAAAATTTAACTTAATTAACCAAGTTGTCATTTTGATTAATAATAGGTTAAAATAACCATGCCCACTTACGGAGGGTTAATTCCGTAATCATTCGTTCACCATATAACGAGGAAATTTAATATGGATTCTGGTACAGATACATTAGATAAAGAAGAAGTTGTTCAACCTGTGGAAGTTGTGGAAACTAAAGCAGAGATAACCGAGGCTAATCCACAAGCCGAGGCAACAGAGCAAGAAGAACTTTATGTTGATGAAGATGAAGGCGACCAACAAAAGCCGACTACAGGAATGACACAAGAGCAATCTTATGCAGCATTCCAAAAAGAAAAACGTAAGCGTAAAGATAAGCAAGAACAAATTGATAAAGATGCTATAGAGAAAGAAAGCCTACGCAATGAGTTAGCAGAATTAAAAGCTCAAGTTGGTAATATTACTCGCGGTGAAATGCCTGACCCTTATGACTTTGATAGTAAAGAAGATCACTATAAAGCCTTAAAAGAATGGGAAGGAAATGCAGCACCACAGCAAACTAAAAGCAAGCCAGTTGAGCAGCAAGACACAGCTAACGACGAGGCAGAATTCTACCTTTATCAAAAAGAGCAGGAATTAACTAAGTTACTACCGGATTACCAGAAATCAAAAGACGGACTGATTAAAATGTTTGTTGATGATGGTATGGATAACCCGAAAGCAGCCATGCTTTTCTTGTCTAATATTGCAAAGCAGAAAGGTGTTGATATTGCCAAAGCTACAATGACAATTGAGCGCATTCCTTCGCTGTTAGAAGATATAAAGCAAGCAGGTAATAATCACATTATGATTGGTGATATACTTGAAAGGGCAGCGAACAAAGTTAAGACTCGCACTAAAAAGATTATCGATACGCAACCAGAGCCCGAAATTAACTCAACTGGCGCAATTGATGGCGGTAATGAAGCAGTAAACAAGCTTCGACAAGCTTGGGTAGCCAACCCCAACAAGTCTAATTACAACGCTTATCAACAAGCCAAAAAAAATAAGGTGAAAAGCTAATGGCTAACGAACTAGCGCACGACTTGATGTGTACTCTGTGGGATGAAGTAGCAGAGACAACAAGCATGAAAATGTCTTTATCTAAAGACTTAGAAGTATATAACATGGGCGGTGATTCTGATTCAGATCGCGCCACTAACGCAACAGATAACGCGAATGATGCTGGCGGTTCAGACCGTGAATATATTCCTCAAGAGTATCGTTTTGAAACTCAAGATGGCATTGTTTCAACTGATGGTGATTTCCAAGACATCGTTGACCGTATGATTCCTGTTAACCGTGGCAAGTCTAAACGTGTTTTGGCGTTTATCGATGCCAAAGGTTTACGCGATCCACAGCGCCGCAAGAAAGTAATGCAAGGCTTTGCACGTGATATTGCAAACGCTGTTGATGTTACTTGTTATCAAACCATGATCAATCAATCAACTATGGCTGTTGTTAACTCAACTGCATTTGATTACCAGCGACCAATTGACGCAGAAGTATTAATGCTCAATTACGGACTTGGCGGTTACGATAAGAATTTATTTTTATCTAACAAGGATTACGGTAAAGTTGCAAAAGACCTAGGCCAGAATCAATACTACGGTAAAGAAGGCGTACCAAATGACGCATTAACAAAGGCGACTCTGCCAATGTTAGCAACGTTTGATACTATGCGTTCAGATTATTTAATTAATCTACCTGCGCCAACGCCAGCAGCCTTAGTTATTAACGGCGCTCAAGAGCATACAGTATCAACTTATGATGCTAATGATTTTTATCTTGATAACCGTTCAATGGATTTACTAGTAAGCCTATCAACTCCGACAACTATGCCAATAGGTACTAAGTTTACGATTGATGGTGTTAACTTTGTGCATCCTGAAACGCGCGTTGATACAGGTGAGTTATTAACGCTTACAGTTATCGGCACTGGTACGGGTTCGGTTAAGGTTCAACCTGCTATTGTAGCAACTGGTCCATATCGTAACGCATCAGCAGCAGCGGCTAACTCAGCAGCGGTTACAGTATTGAATATTGCGGATTCAAACCCTTCTTTATTCTATACGCCAGAGTCTACAGTTTTGATCCCTGGCCGTTTACCTGTACCAGCTGACTCTTCAAATGTTACATCTATTGAAGCGACAACTGAGCAAGGTTTACCAATGCGTATGACTTATCGTTACGACTTCCATAAAGAGCGTTACGAAATGAAAGCATTGATTTTCTTTGATGTTCAAGTGGTCTACCCCAATCAACTTGGTATGATCTTGTCAAATCAGGTATAATTGATTTACTAAGTTAATACAAGGCGGCTTAGGCCGCCTTTTTTATTGGAGTTATTATGATAAATATTTACAAGTCTGGCGGAAAGTACAAAAAAGAATGCGGGACTGAATACTCTATCAAGACCATAAACGAAAGCGACAAAGCAAAACATATTGTTGACGGATGGGTTAGTTCATTAGATTTAATTGACGATATTGAAGATGCAGTTTTCGAAGAAGTCGAGCCCGTAAAGGAAAAGAGAAGCAGAACAAAGAAGGCTAGTTAATCATGATTAAAAAGATAGATATAGTCTTAGCTGCTTATGAAGAATTAAGAATAAGCGGCTTAACATCAAAGGCGTCCCCTGAAGAAATTACTACTGGCGTTCGTCGACTAGATAATATGATGCTTGGATGGAAGAATAAAAACCTTTGTCCGAGCTATGTTAGATCCGCCTCATACAGTGATATAGACCCAAACCAAGATAGCGGATTAAATGACGTTGATATGTTCGCGGTAGTCGCCAATCTAGCAAAAAATCTCTGCGCTGTATTCGGCAAGATGTGCCACCAGCAAACAATCATCGATGCAAAAGAAGGTTACGACAATCTATTTTCTGCTGTAGTTCCTGAGAGAGAAAGCGATCCTTATATGCCAACAGGCTCAGGCCGACCGGTTGGCAATACATATTCTATGCGATACAAATTTCAAGACAATAATGAAAATGCACCTGATGATTGTGAAACGCTTGATTTAAAAGTCGGTCAAATTGATAATTTTTCTATCGATTTTAATAGCTATCTATTAGAAGATAACACAATAGAAAGCTATACAATTGAAGATGGTCAAGGTGTATCTGTACTTAATAGCACTGAAGTAGATGGATTTATAAATATAGAGGCGCAAGGCTTAACTGCTGGATTCGCACCTATAAAAATAACAGTTACCTCAACGCCAAGCGGTAGGGTTGACCCTGAGACAATTAACTTTAATGTCACTTTGACATAAGGATTAACAATGCCTAGTATTCCTTTTATTAAAGGCGACAAAGTAGACGATAACACTGATTTTAGGGATGCTTTGCCTGTAAATTATTACGCTGTATTACGTGATATTTACGGGGAACAAGGCTATATGCTTAATTATTACGGGTTATCTGATTTTGCAACAGGTCAAGGTATTAGTCGTGGCTCAATATGGGTTGAAAGAACAGGCTTTAGCGGTCAATACAGAGTCAGTGGTACAACACTAATAAAGATAGAAGACGATCAAAGTGTAACTGTGCTAGGTGTAATTACCGGCACAGACCAAGCGTCTATGACCTACTCTCTAAATAATCTCGCTATAGTAGCAAGTGGCAGCCTTTATTATTACAACCCTACTGATGGCTTTAGGCAGATAACAGACTCAGCGGTCGGATCTCCTATCGATATCGTATGGGCGGATTTTAGATTTGTATTAACTGACGGGGAATACTTATTTCAATCAAGCTTATTAGATGAGGCAGAATACGAACCGTTAGACTTTTCAGGCTCAGATTTTCAACCTGACAAAATTTGGGGTGTTGGACTAAATGACGATAACGAGCTTATATCATTCGGTGCATTAACTACTGAATACTTTGTTAACATCGGACAAGATAACTTTTCCTATAAACGCATTCAGCAAAAGGCAGTTAAAGCCGGTATTGCTGGCACTCACTGTAAAACAGAATTTAATGATAAATGGTACGCACTAGTAAGAAGGTCAAACACTCAATATCAATTCAATGTGATTCGCTCAGGCTCCACACAGACGATAACAAGCAGAGAGATTGAAAAAGTATTAACCGAATACACTAGTGATGAGCTATCAAAAACAGTTATAGAGGTTTTTACTAAAGACTCGACCACTTGGATGGTGGCCCACTTACCTAATAAAACATTGGTTTATAACGATACAGTAGCTAATAGTTACGGCGTTGGCGCTGCATGGTCAATTATTAAAACAGATGTTTACGGTGATAAAACTTATCGCGGCAAGGATATGACGTTCGATCCTCGCTTCAGCAAGTGGGTTATAGGAGATAAACTAGATAGTAAAATAGGCTTTTTAGATGATTCTGTTTGCACTCATTACAACGAGATAGTTGAAGGGTTATTATTCACACCAATAATCCCCATGGAAACATTATCAATAAATGAGATTAAGTTTAAAACTATACCTGGTATATCTCCAGATAATGACGCAACTGTCTTTGTATCTCGTACTGATGATATGAGGATTTACAGCAAGGAGTATATCGAAGAGTACGGAACTAGATTTGAGTACAATAAAAACTTTATCTCTCGTAATCACGGCTATGTAAGAGATGAAACAGCGTTTAAAATAAGAACTGCTTCACGCTCAAGAATGGCGTTTTGTCGTTTTGATGTAGAGGCAAGCTGATGGCTGAACCTAGAAGCGCATCAACAAGGCGGGTATTTCTTAGTTACTCTCACTTAGAGGAGCTGACTGACTGGCCTGAATTAATGCTAGAGGATTATCAGGCTATACAGCAGGATTTCACTTACACAACTGATGAAATTGATTTACTTGATATAAGGGTTACGAAAAACGAGGTTAATATAACTGACCTTCAGGACTCTCATTACCCTAATTTAAGTTCACAAGTTCAATTTTTACAGCAACAAATAGACGGTTTACCCGAGTTCACTATGGACACAGAAGGGTTTACATTCGATGGCACAGAAATAACATTTGATAAGGTGATTGCATAATGGCATACCAACCGATAGTAATAGGAACAGCAAACGCAAAAGCTGGGGATACTCTTTTCGATGGAGCAACAAAAATAAACGCCAACTTTACAGAGTTATATACAGATAACCTAGCAAGTACTATTGTTGTAAATCAAGAAAACCTAGCAACATCATTAGGAGGGGTAATAGATAGCACCAAGGTTTACGTTATTGATGGCGTGATTGACTTTACTGGTACAGGGTTAAGTATTGTGGTTCCCGCTACTGGAATATGCTATATG